CCCTCCTCTCTGGTTGGTTATTTTGGTGGATAGTGAAACTTAATTGGTTTTACTTTTAGTTATTTGACATGGTTCAATTTCTCTCAAAAGTCCGCTAACAACGGTATCAGGCTCAAATATATATTTCTTTTCGCGCCCGTTCGGGTTTATATTAATCAACCACGAAGGAATGCTTTGTAATGCCATAAAACCTGTACAAACACAATTTTCATTAAATTTAGCAAAACACTTAGTTTCTTCTGCTACCTCGTCTGCATTTTCACTTGTGACATACACCGCTCGTACACGTTTGTTCTTAATATTTCTATGCTGTCCTACTACTTCAAATGTTTTCCAATCAACCATAATAGACCTCCTATTCAGTAATCTCTGTCGTTAATGTACTGAGACCTTCCTGATAGAAATTGATCGCTCTACCTCTTGTAAAGTCCCTTTTCCTTCAATCCAACTCGCAGAAATTCCGTTACTATTTCTCACAACATTTGCAACTATCCCTCTATCTTTGGCATAGTTATACTGATCATTGAATGCATAAAGGGCTTTTTTAAACGATGAGAAGAGCATTGGATAAGACCCATCATCATCGGGTAAACATGTAAACTCCCAAACTTTTTGCATACGAATCCACCTTCCTCCTGTTCCGTTATCTCTCCCGATTCTGGAATTATTCTTTCGGCAATTCCAGTCCGACGTATTCTGCTTTATCAAACCAATCATCCCATTCTGGATTCACGCCAGTAATTTCGTTTGATTTTTTTAATTTTTTACTTTTAATCTGGTAAAGTAACATTCCTAAATTATCTATCGCATGTAAGAATCGATAAGACTTGCCTTTTCTGTACCATCCTCGTTTATACTTTTTGAGTAATTGTTCTAAATCCGACTGTTTCAATGGTAATCCTCCCATTCCATAATCTCTTCCGATTACAAACTCCTTATTCCAAAAACTTCAGCACTTCATCTGTTATGAAACTGAATCGTTCCTGGTGAAGATTCTTCTTCCATCCTGTTTTGAGATTTAGCCAGTTCATTTCATTTTTTATTTTTTCTGATTCTTCTATGCACAATTCAGCTTGTCTCACTGACTGCCAATACCTTTGAGTTGTATGCTGCGGAGTCAACGCCAATTCCTGAATCGTTTTATCGTACTTTTGTTTTCTTTTCATATACATTTTCAGATTTCTAGTTTGTTCTTTTAAAATTACAATTTGATATTTCAGGATAAAATCATCATTCATTTGCCTTAGTCCACCTGCTCAAATAAAATGGTGTAATCATCAATATCAAGCTTTTCAGCAATTTCTTGAACTGTGGTCAAAGTCACGCCTGCTTTCTTTCTGTATGCAATCATCTGCGACTTGGTTAGCAGAACATTCTTATTCCCCAAATGCCACGCAACGTTTTTCCAGAAAACATCAACAATATTCATGATTCATCCACCTTCTTCATATCTCGCAATCTAACAACTGTCCGATCGCTGCCAAACTTCACAATAGCTGAGTTCTCAAGCACTTTGACACACACTGCTTTGAAAGGTGTTTTAAAACGTTCGGTCGTGCACCAATACTCGATGCCTGCTTTTACTCTCCGTTGCTTTCTGACTACACGTGGCGGTGGGCTATACTTACCGTCTTGCACGCCTGTTACTGTGTCTGCTAGTTTCATGCTTTACTCCTCCGTTCCATTTCCTCGGCTAGCCATTCTTGTTGCTTGAGCAATCTCTCGACATGGCTGTCTATCACTTTCTTTCTCCATACTAGGTCCTTATCCGACATGTTTCTGATTTGTATTTGAGTTGGTGTCATCTGCTCACCTCTCAAAATGGAAGGCTATCATCAATATCGATCGATGAATTGCTGAATGGGTCTGATTTAACGTTGTTGCGGTTTTGTTGAGCGTTGGCATTATTAGTCGTTTGACTATTTGAAACGCCGCCACCGCTGTTTTTGGTATCTAAAAACTCAATGCCGCCGTATTGATTCGCTACAACCTCAACAATTGTTCTTTTCTGTCCGTCTTGCGTTTCATAACTTCTGCTGGTCAGCTTGCCATTGACTGCAATTTTTGATCCCTTGTTAGTGTAGTTGGCTAGTGATTCGGCTTGTTTCTCCCACACGACGATCGGAATGAAATATGATTTCTTGTTATCTCCCCAACCACCGTCTAAAGCTATGGTATTTGTAGCCACCGCTTTGCCAGACTTCGTGTACTTCAATTCGTTATCTCTTACCAATCTGCCGATTAAATTTACTGTATTCATTCTTCTTCCTCCAATTCGATTTCAATCCTTGGGCAATCTTTATCCACTTCAAACCGATGCTCAAAGTTGGCAATCTCGCCCCATCCATCATTTGCGATCACTCTCGCTTCAATCATTCCGTCCAAGATAAACTTGATCCCGAACGCAATGTTGTCTTTATCCTTGCGCTTATTTTTGCAGTACCAAGTGATTTTCAAGTTGATTGGTGTTGTCACTCTCAGGCCTGCCGCTTTCGCCATCAAGAATGCATAGCAACATTTTTCCGTATTCTCCTTTTTCAACTTAGCGCCTGCATATCGGTTTGTCCGTTGGCTATTGATGAACTTGTTCAGGTCTGTTAGCTCTCCTGGTATCATAATAATCAGAACATTCCCCTCGCTTTCAAGTATCGTTGTGCGATTTGTTCTTTCGTTTCATTACCCTGCATGATCGGATGTCCTTTTTTCTTTTCTTCTTCTGCAGCTTCGATTGCTACCCATTTTGCTTCCTCGGCCTTGTCTAGCATTCCACATTGCTCAAAAGTCTTGACTTGCGATTCAATTGTTCGAACCAATTCCGATCGCACAAGGCCGTTTTCTTTGAAGATAGCCAGATATGTTTGCCCGTCCATCTAACCTCTCCATTCGTCAAAGTCCACCGAGAAATCCATATACTTCTTGTCAAAGATAAATGGTGCTACACCTGTCATCCCTTCTCGATTTTTGGCCACATCACACCGTATCTTACGCTCTTCTTTTTCATCAACTGATAGCAATAACACTACATTTGCATCTTGTTCAAGCGAGCCTGATTCTTTCAAATCGCTGAGTATCGGACGTTTATCTTCTCTGTTCATCACCGCCCTACTTAGCTGAGCCAACAAAACGATTGTGATTCCATAATCAGTTGTCAGTTTCTTCAGCTCTCGTGTAACCTCGTTCATCACTTGCCGTTCGTTCTTGCGTGTATCATTGACAGTTATCAGCCCTGCATAGTCCACAAACACTACATACCGTTTGTCGCTTAATCGCTGCTTGATCGCATACTTGATATCATTTAGATTGGAATATTCCGAAGTGTACACTCGCATATCAAATCTGTTCTTCATATCCTCGTATGATTTTCTGGCTCTCACCTTGTTTTCGTCTGACAGTTTATTATTTCCCACGAACAGCATAGAGTTGATTCTTGTTTCTTTTGAGATAAGCCGTTTGATCAATTCGTTTTGACCCATTTCGAAAGTGAAGAAATCACACTGCACATTGTCATTGTCTGAAAATAGTCTATGCATAATGTTCAATGCGAAAGCTGTTTTACCTGTACCTGGTCGCCCAGCCAAGACAATTAGCTTTCCTCCTGTGATGCCTCCTCCAAGAAATGCATCTAAAGGTTTGTAAGTTGTCATAACTTCACTTGGTTTATCTAAGCTATCTGTAAATTCTGCGAAAGCTTTATCCAACTTGCCATCAGACTTAATATGGTTCACGTCACGCTTTTCTTCTAGCAATCTGGATAACTTATCCCCATCTGTCTTAGAAAGCGTCTCAGCGTATTTTATGGACGCTAAATGCAACTTACGATCAAGATAATCATTGTGTATGATCCGTGCTAGTTCTCTTTCGATCCCAAGCTGATTCGCAGAATTCTTCAAGATGTCTAATTCATCAGCTGTCCCTGCTTTGAAGTAGTCAATGGTTCGCATTTCTCGATGAACCTGTTCGGTGGTGTATTTCATTCCTCGCAGTCTCGTCATTGACTCTACAATCAATTTGCACTGAGGACTTTCAAACCATTCTGAGTCGATATCAATATTGGTAATGATTGATGGATTGTTTAGCATTTCAGCCACAAGTTTCAACTCATTGTTCATAGGCTTCTGACAACCTCCTTTGAGATTCAGCAATTTCATCGGAGATTGAAGAATTAACTTGTGGACGATACTCATTCAAATAATCATCAAACTTATTTCCAAAGAGAGTTGCTGGTCTTAGGTACTTATTCATTTCTTGGTTGTTCAACCATTGGTTTGTTTTCACATCAATTACTTTTTTGAAATCATCTAATCGTTGACCTTCATTCCATCTTGCTTTGATCAGGTCTTTCCATTTCTGAGTAACTTTGAATGATTTACTTGATTTGTTGTTCAGGTAGGTAATAATCTCGGAATAAGGAATCAAGTCGGGCTTGCTCGACATATTGTTTTTTGTATTACTAAAAGATGTATTACTACCTTGGAACTTTCCTTCCATAGGGGTATGGAAATATTCTTGATACCCCCCAGGAAATTTTCTTGATACCCTAATCGTTCTTCTCTCCACCTGTTTCTTCTCATTAAGAATTAAATTTACTGTTATATATCCTTTATCCTTTAGTTCATTGATTATTTGAGAGCATCTCCTTGTCGACAATCCGAAGAAATCAGAAAAATGCTTGTTGCTGGCATAGCATCCCTCGTCACTTATATCTAAACTGTCAATCTCAACCAAAAACATCATTTCTTGAATTGTTAGGTTTTTATCCAGCCAAATGTGTGAAGGAATCCATACCCCTTTGAATCCTCTGTTGCTTTTGGATATTTTCCTTTCTGCCACGCTATCAACCTCCTATCCTCAATTTTTTAATCTCATCTTGATTTAGCTTTATGCCAATAACGTGATACTTCTTCTTAAACTCCTTAATCCCCATTTGGTGTTTTTCGGTATGATGGGTTCTGCAAAGTGCCGCAAAAGTAAATTCTGTGTGATCAACTTCTTTCCGCTTTCGTCTTCCCAAAGCTTTGTCAAAGTGATCGATGTCAGCGTTCTTTTTACCGCAAATGCAGCAAGTCCTGTTTGTCACACATTTATAGAAAAAGTACTGTTCATTTTGTGGTGGAATCTCATAGCCTTCACGAAATGGAATGTCATTTGCGAAGATAAAATCTAGTATCAATTCATCTAATGTTGTGACTTCATCGACTGTGTTCTCCGATTGATTCGACAAGCTGATGTTCTTCCCAGTGAAGTATCGAAATTGCCAATAGAACACGTCTTTAAGGCTCTCTAATGGTTCGCCAGTGTAAATGTATATGTCTTGCATTAAAGCGAATGTGAAGCGTCTCTGCTCGACTGTGAACCCTCGTGGGTCTTTGATGAATATTTCTGCTTGTCTCTCGCCGTCATATCCATCAAAGATTGTTTTGAGACGTTCGATGTTTAGCGACTCTTTGAGCTGCAATGTGACTTTTTCTCCATCGACATTTGTTATTTTTGCTAGATACGAAAGATTGCTCATTTACATCACTTCTTACTATTCAGATAGTTTAAAAGTTGTCCCATCTCTTCTGCGCTTAGGGAATCGACTGCCTTTCGCTTTAAGCCAATATATTTAAAGGCTGCTTGTTGAGCTTGTTCGAATGTCATAGCATTTTCGTCAGCAAGAGCTTGTATCTTTGTTTTGGCAACTTGAATGTGTGTAGTAGATGCATTTTTAGGTGCGTTCTTTCCACTTACATCATTTCCATCGTCGTCGATATCGCTAGCTACTCCGAATGCGGCAGCCAATACATAACGTCTTGCATAGGTTTCAGCAGATCCAAACGCTTGGGCATCAGCTTTGGTAGTTGGTACTGTCAATGGTTCAAACAGTAAATACTGTCCTGATTCGTGCAGAATATATGTTGCGACCGATACAAAGTTCCCTTCGCTAGTAGCTTCTTGCGTGTAAGTAAGCCCTGTTCCTTCAAGAGCATCGTCAATTGCTTTAATAACACCATCCAAAGTTACATATTTGCTTTTGAAAAATGGGTTGTCTGCATCTTTTTTCGGCTGAACAAGTTGTTGTCTGAACTTGACTAACCCTTTGACAATCTCCTCAATGTTTTCACTTAACTTCACTTAAATTCCTCCAATCTTTGATCTAACCAATCTGCTCCGCTGACAATCCGTAATTCGTTCATAAGTAATGATGATGGTCCGAATTCCTCGACCATGTTTAGAAAGTTTTCTTGCTGTAAGACAAACTTAGTACGTGTCAGTCCGTTTTTTCTGTAGCCTATAAACAACCAGTCCGCTGAGTGTACGGGCGTTTCGTTGTCGTCTTCGTTCCAATGTGCCGATGGATCAACCTCTTCTTGTGATTCCTCAGAATGGATATTTAGGAACACATGACTGCTTTCGTCTTGCATCAGGTTGTCGTAATTTGTTGCGATATAATCTGACATCTTCCCACTCCTCTTTATTTGTGGTAAACTTAGGTAAATATTTTTTTGTTTCTGACTGACTATAGCTTGCCGGCTAGTCGGTCTTTTTTATTGTCATTAAATACTTGCGTTCTTCCCCTTCCTTATGATTCATGCTTAGTCTTGCGATTACATCGTTGTAGTGTATATCAACATAAGGTCTGCCGTTTCGATAAATCGTTAACTCTTTCTCGCCTAAAAAACGATGACTCCTCGCAATAAATCTATAAAGTTTCGTCACCCATTTATAATTTCTGACGAGCTCAACGTCATCTCTTCCTTTTACCGTCACATGCCATCTGTACTTAGCCATTTTTTTACCCTCTCAATATTCTGCCTTGATTGAATCAAAGGCTTGTTATGCTTGTACCAGCGATCAGCAATTACTTTGCCGATACGTAATGCTTCAGCTCTGGTCATACTACTTAACCCCCATGATCCAAATCAGAGTTAACAAAAGTACAATGTTTAACCCAATGCTCAAATATGAAATTGCTTGGAGTTGACGTGCTTTGTAAAAGTGATTTCTATTTAGACTTGCTAACCATTTTTTATTCATGCTGACTCCTCCTTGAAGTATCGATCGATCAAAGCGAGAGCTTCTTCTTTTGTTGAGACGGTATGCTGCATTGTCGATCCGTTAGTTTCTATTGAGATAGTGATTTTCATGTGGTTCCTCCTATTCATTCGGAAAACTAGCAAATAGTCTTTTCAAAAAAGGTCTTATTTTTTCAGCATCAACAATCCATTTTGACTTAGTATTCCCCCCAGCCTTCTTAGCAATTCCATTTTTCTGAACGTATGGATCATTAATGATATGTTCCATGATCCATTTTCTTTCGTGTCTCGTAATTTCTTCCAAATCAGGAATTGTAAGCCATTCTGGTTTCAAACGTTCATCATATAATTGCTGCAAATATTCTTTGGCAAATTTCTCAAGCCAATCATTATCTGCAATGATTTCAATTCGAGGTTGTTCAATCATTACTTAACCTCCCCATTCAAATTCTTCATCTCTTCTAATTCAGCGAGTGATATCCCTAGATCTTCAGCGATAATTTGGCGATACTTTCTAGCATTTTCACCGTTTTGAATACCTGCAATTACTTGCTTCGTGTAAACAATTGATTTACCGCCGATCAGATCCGCCAAGTACTTTAAAGTCTTTCCTTCGCGGTTTCGTTTGATTTCTACAATTTCAGCAAAATCCGTGATAATCATAGTGTTCTCCTTCCTAAATAATTTTTAAGCTAATATCAAAGAAAGTAGTTGACGATAGTTAACTTTTAAGCTATCATAAGTACATAGTTAAATAAGCGCACAAATAGCTCTACATTAATGATTCAAAGTTTGGCGACCACGAATAATTAATTAATATGAGTTTTTTCGTTGTACTTGTTAGCTTTAATATTAGCTTATGAACACAGTATAATAGCTTTTAAGTTAATTGTCAAACAAAAATAGCTTAAAAGTTAATATATTTTTTCGTAAGCACTAGAAAGGTTGATATAAGTGAGTTTAGTACAAAATATCAAACGACTTGCAGACGAGAAAAATGTTACTTTTGCTGAAATCGAAAGAAAAGTTGGTCTCTCTAATGGACAAATCAGAAGGTGGGATAAAGCTTCTCCTAAAGTTGAAAACGTACAAAAAGTTGCAGATTTTTTTGGAGCATCTATTGATGATTTATTGGAAAGGAAGGATATTCCAAAAGAAGAGACTGAATTACGAGCCGCTTTAAAAAATGTGCTTTCGTTTGACGGCGAAGAAATGACTGAAAGCGATAAAGAAGCAATAATTGCTTATATGATGGGCCGTAAAGGTAAATAATGAGGTGATTTTGTGAACGAGCTGCGAAGCCAATTGGATGAACTCGGGGTCAAAATAGTAGTTAAAGAAATGGAAAAAAAGGGATATTATGTTCCTGCGTGGAAAATCATTTTTGTGAATCAGAAATTGTCTGATGATGAGATGAAAAGAGTGATAGTTCACGAAATGAAACATGTAATTGACCACGAAGACTACGTCGCTCTCTATAAGAATTTTGTTGCTCATTCTAAGATGGAAAACGAAGCAAACAATTTTATGGTCAACTATATAATTAATGAGAATGATGGTTTTTATAATTATAGTCAGGTTATAGAGACTTTCGACATTGGTATGGGATACGACATTAATTATTTCAAATAAAAAGCACGCCCCTCTTTCTTGGCGGTCAGAAGGCGTGCAGAGCAATAAACAAATAGGCTTATTTGCTATGCCTATTTTATCAAATAACAGGAGTTGGTACAATATGGCAAACATTAAAGAAGTAGCTAAAGACAATTGGCGTTATCGAGTTCGCTATAAGAAAAACGGAGTTTACAAAGAAGTTGCCAAACAAGGTTTTAAAACAGAAAAAGAAGCATTAGCAGCATCTATCGAGATTGAAAACAGGATAAAAAAGGGCAAGGCCTTATACAATGAATCCATGCTTGTGGGCGACTATTTAAAGATGTGGATTGATCTGAAAGCACGGACTGTCAAACAGTCAACTTTATATAGAATAAAAAAGTCCCTTCGTTTATACATCCTTCCACGTTTCGAGTTTTACAAACTCACCGAAATCACGAGGCTTGAATGTATAACATGGATAAATGAACTCTGTGATCACTTAAATGTAGATTCTGTCAAATCATATGTTGCCCCATTTAATAGCGCGCTCGAGGATGCTGTTGTAGAATACCAGCTACTAGAATCCAATCCAATGAAAAATATAAAGTATCCTAAATCACACAAAAACAAAAAAGAAATAAAATTCTTTGAAAAAGATGATTTGGTTTATTTTTTAGACATCAGCAAAAGTCATGCGGAAGAAAATGATTTTATGGACTACCTTTATTTTGTGCTATCTACACTCTTATCACGAACTGGTCTGAGACTAGGAGAAGCTTCTGCATTGAAGTGGGATGATTGGAATAGAAATAAAATAGAAATAAACAAAACTTTGTATCGTGAGGGAAAAACCGACTATATAAACCCTCCGAAAACACAATCAAGTTATAGAACAATTATAATTGACAGATATTTGATCGAATTATTAAAGAATTTCAAAATTAAAAAAAATGAGCTAGCCCTTGCTTCATCCAAAAACATACCTAATCAAGAGTATGTATTTACAGATGAACGCGGAGACTTTATCAAGCAGTCGAACTATAGAACCTACTTTTATAAAATGTGCGATTTAGCCGAGCTGCCTCGTCTCTCACCTCATGCATTAAGACATTCTCATGCAGTACACTTGCTTGAAAGTGGATCTAACATCAAATATGTATCGGAACGATTAGGACACTCTTCGATAAACATGACCGCAAACGTGTATCTTCATGTTTCTAAGAAAATGGAAACTGAAGCTATATCTATGTATGAACGTTATTTCTAAAATAAAATCTATTTTCATGTGGATGTTTTGTGGATGAAAAAGATAAAAAGGAGCTTGTTGTGTTGGTTTGAAGGGTTTTAATGGAATATAAACGTTTTGGTTGATGAACCGCGGTGCGCTTCGCACAAGTACTTATTATACACATTAATAGCCATATATCAATGTTAAACCAGCCAAATCCTTTTCTAAATCACCTTAAAAGCTTTTTCTAAGTCAAGTTTCTCACCGATTGCCATTCATTCAGTGCTTCTTTATTCTACTTAAACAAGCTAGTCACGGCTCATGGGGTAGCTTTTCTTTTTGGCTGCCAATAAAAGCATACTTTTGGAAAGCAAACTCAATGAGAAATACTCTTGCAAAGCCTCCGCTTACTAATAAAAAAGTACCGCTAGTCATGCTGATCTTTCAGATAGCAAAACTAAAAAAAGAAGGGAGATAAGCACTTGTAATCGATGTCGCAAATCACGTGATGGATAATCATATTTTTTTACTTTAACGAGGTACGCAATAAATATGTTACAATATACTCAAATAAACAAAAACAAAAGGAAGGAAAGGTGTAATAATGAAAAAAATAGCGATAAAATTAATAACTCTCCTTCTGATGGTCATAGCTGTTGGTTGTGGAAATGGTAATGGTAATGAAAATATCACAAAAGAAGACTTACAAAAAAATGACTGGCTTATTGAGATAGATGATGATGATGGTGAGTATGCAGTGATGACAGCCACATTTAGTGAAACGAATCTTACTATTGGTACCGATAATAGCTCGCTACAATCAGAAGATGATGATGAACTGGAAGAGCTTGGAGTAGCTTTTGATGGGGTAGTCTGGGAAGAATTCGAGTATACCTACAACTATACCCTCGAAGACAATCAGCTAGTGATGCAAGATCCAGAATATGAAACTGAGATGTCCTACTTCTTCCTTGAAAGAGATGGTAAAAATATTATTTTTACATTTATTGAAGGAATGAACGATGAAGATGGTAGCTTTGTGCTGAAACCTCGCTAA